GGTATCTTGGCTTTATCGTGATCACAATAACCCTAATGAATAGGAGACCATACAATGGTTAGACCTCATTTCAAGAAGAAAGAAGACGAGACGGGCATCGTTGAAGTGGACGGCGTGAAGATTGACGCTGGATCCGCCGAAATTGTGTTTGTCGATCCCGACAAGGACATCCAGGTTGTCGTTTCTGATGACCCGGAAAACAAGGATGGCGCTGTTGTCGCCGTGTTGACCGCCTCTGCCGAAGATGTGGAAGACAACAAGGTCCTTGGTTCTGCAAACATCGAACCTGAAGGTGAAGGTGCTGGTGACGGCGATGAGGCCCGCAAGGCTGAGGCCCGCAAGCGCTTCCGCGAACGCTTCGAAGCCCGTCAGAAGGCAAAGAAGGAAGAAGCCCGCAAGAAGGCCGTGGAAGAGGCCCGCGCCAAGTTCCGCGCTCACGCCAAGAAGGCATAACCCAGAGGAGACACTACAATGAATCTCGAACAGCTCAACAACCAGAAGTACGACAAGCAGGTCGAGGCTTACGAGCAGAAGTACGGCAAGATTTTCGAATCTGTCGCGAAGTCCAGTTCGTTCCACGGCCGCATGTCGAAGAACGACATGTACAACCTCGGTGCCCAGATGGACACCTTCAAGCGCTACGAAAGCTACGTCGCTGAAAACGGTGGCTCTGCTGCCTCTCTCGGCGCCCTCCCGCGTATCGCTCTTGACTTGATCAGTGCGTCTTACGCCCTGTCTGTCGCCCCACAGCTTGCTTCTATGCAGACTCTCGAAGACAGTGAAGGCCTGGTGTACTACAAGAAGGTGTTCACTCACGGCTACCCGCTGACTGCTGTGGATGGCCTCCCGTCCCTCCCGGAAAACCGCTGGATGAACGCCGATGGCACCTACGCTGAAGGCACGACCCTCGAAGGCGCTTGGAAGAAGTGGCTCAACACCCAGGCCCGTCCGGCTACTGGTGCTGCTGACACCCTTACCCCGGAAACCCAGACCGCGAAGAACTTCGACGCGATCACGTTCAACGCCCTCAAGGGCTGGCAGGCTTCCCCGACCGCTTACATGAGCGAACGTCAGTGGGTGATCCTCTCCACCGGCGCTAACACCATCAAGAACATCGTCGGCGCCACCCGTTGGAACGTCCCGATGAACATGCGCCTCGTCAACGCCTCTGGCGGTGTCAAGGACCTCGTCGGCGTCTGCACTGGCCCTGGCCAGCTCCCGAAGTTCTATGGTGACGTCACCGTGACCGTCGCTGCCAGCGGTGCTGACATGACTATCACTGTCCCGGCTGGCTACCAGGGTGCGATGACCTATGACATTGACTTTGAAAAGGCCCCGGATGTCCCGGCCATTGAATACGGCCTCGACAGCATGAACGTCTCTGCCGAAATCTTCGGCGTGAAGGAAATGCTCGGCTCGTTCAAGGGCTTCCAGTTCAACAAGCGCTTTGGCAAGTCCGCTTCCGATGAAGTGCTCGCTGACCTCTCTGGCCACATGGCTATGGCTGAAAGCGAAAAGGTCATCAATGCCTACGTCGCCGCTGCCAACCAGGTCCAGGCCGAAGGTGGCGCCGTGATCACTTGGGACGTCTCTGTCCCGGTGGGCATCTCCGAATTCGAACACCGCCAGTCCCTGCTCTACAAGATCATGGATGCTTCTGCTGCCGTGAACAAGCGCGCTGGCAAGGGCTTCGTCAACAAGATCATCGCTGGCAACTTCGCCTGCACCTATCTTGCTTCCTTGCCGGGCTTCCGTGCTGCTAGCAAGACCAACCTTGTTGGCCCCCACGTGTTCGGTACGCTCGAGAACGAAGGCATCACGATCATCCGCAGCAACACCATCGTTGCCCCGAATGAAATCATCGCGGCCTACAGCTCCGACACGAGCCCGTTCGAAGCCCCGGTCGTTTGCGCAACCTACATGCCGGTGTTCGTCACCGACACCCTCCCGGTTGCCAACAACCCGTTCCAGTCTCAGCGCGCAATCGCTGCCTGGAAGGCTATCAAGCCGGTCGTGCACCAGTTCGTCCAGCGCATCGTCCTCACCAAGACTGAAGGCGCTGCTGCTGACGTGAACGTGCACCTCACGAACACTCCGAACGCCGGTTCGAGCAACAACGGC